TTACCTCAGCTCCTCATTGAGAATCTTTGCTAACCGCGCTCCAGCCAGCGCGATCCGCTTCTCAGCAAGTTTGCGTGCCGCCGTCTTGTAAGTCTGACTCAGCGTAAATGGCCCTCCTCCGGCGCCAATTGGCGGCTTTTTGTAAGCAGTCAGCTTGGCCGCTTCGAAGCTTTCGTCTATCCAATGTCTCACGTCCAGGTCATTTACGGCGCCAGTTGGAGCGTTTGGCAAAGTCGAAATGGCATTCAATGCAGTCGAGGGAGCGTTGCCGCCGCCGAGCACACCATCCCAATAGCTGTGCAGGTTCGAAGGAGATGTCAGCTTTGTGCCATTGCCACCGTCATCACCTTCCGGCTTTGTCGCGCTGACGCGCGTCGTGCAGTGAAGCGGTTGATGCACATCACCTATCAAATGCAGGAACCATGACAGATCATATGATTTCAGCGCATCCGGGCGATTCGAAGCAAGAACCGCTCGAAACGCATCGATCTGTGTCTGCGCATTTGGTACGGGGATCGCCGGTAGCTCGGTGTTGTCCTGCGTAAAAGGCAGATCTACAAAGTGCCAATACTTGTGCCGTGCGAGGTCATCGTAGCCGATGTTCTGGCTCGCAGAAGGATCATTGGGCGGACGATTACCGTTGTGGGTTCCGTCCGTATGGTAATCGGGGTCGCCCTTGATCCGGTCCGCCCAGGTCGCGGCGATCATAAAGATCATCATCTTTCGTCTCGCTGCGGATGTTCCTCCAGGGACAAGGTCAAGCCAATTGTCCCTATCAGGGTTCAACAGCAAAAGGGCGTCCACGCGGTCTTTGGTCTGTTGCGTAAGTTTTTGATAGGCGACGGCAGCCACCATCATGTGACCACGATTGTTCCAAGCATAGGAAGTTGAGTTAGAGACAAGGATAAGCGCCAAGGCTCCACTGAGGAAACGAGCATACTTTTTCATTTTCACCTCCAGGCTTCGGTTGCGAAGGCTTTTATTGAAACGGCCGATTGATTATGAGCAACGCGGCAAAACGTTGCTACATTATTGGGCTGACGCGCGGAGTGTATGGCGAAGCAAGGGGAATGGCAAGGGCAGCGTTGACGACACGAGCGCCATCAAGTTCAGTCCCAAAAGCGGCAGGGTGGAGTGGCAGATGGAGGTCAACGCCGAGATGGCCGAGATAGTTGGATTCCCTGCTCGCCCGATGATCATCAACTCGCAGAATGCTTTGCAGCCGGCCTGAAGCAAAACGAATCTGTCCGCCACCCAACAAAAACACGATATTTGATGTCCTATTAACCTGGTTCTGATATGGCTCTGACGTGCGGATGGTATCTTGATATAGTTCCGTCGCTTTGCCGTGAAGCCTGGGCGAGCGGAGCCGGCTTCGAAAACGCCAAAGCCTCGTTCCTTCCATAGTCAACGCATCAACATAAACATCAAGTTCCGGAGGATTCTATGACATCACCCTTCTTGCGTAGGTTTGTGCCGGCAGTCCTCTTACTGTTGGCCCTGACAATCGGCCCGCTACTCAATTCAGCAAGTAGCCAGATATCAGTTTCCGTCCACATTCCTTTCGGCAATGTGAGCGGCGCGGGATCCAGCTCAAACAACTTGTTGGTAACGCGCGCGCAATTCGCCGCATCGTGGAATGCATCGAAGAGAACCGCCAACTGGGTGGCCTGGCGGTTGAGGACATCGGACCTCGGCAGCGCGCCGCGCAGCGATTTTCATGTCGACCCTCAAATCCCCACGCCATCGCCGAGCGAGTACACTAACTCCGGTTACGATCGCGGCCATTTGTGCCCTTCCGGAGATAGGACAAACACATCGGCGAATAACTTTGCTGTGTTCACTACTTTAAATATTATCCCGCAGGCCCCAGACAACAATCAGGGTCCCTGGGAACGGCTTGAGTCGTATACGAGATCGCTGGCTCAGGCTAATCGCGAGGTTTACATTATCGCGGGAGGTGTGGGATCGAAGGGTTCCTTCAACAACATTACGATCCCGGCCTCGACCTGGAAGATAATCGTAGCCCTGCAACCGGGGCGGACTTATCCTTCTGTGTCGGGTTCTACAACCATCGCGGTCCTGATGCCCAATAACAACGGGATCCGCAGTAATCCCTGGCAGACGTATCAGACGACCGTGTCGAATATCCAAAGCCGGACGGGGTATAATTTCTCGAATTACCCGCAATGAAAGGATTTGAAGATAAGCATGGACAAAGAGCGATTCGACCAACTCTCTGAAGGCCTGCTTTTTATGAGCGAGACGGACGCTGAGTTAATTTACTTCGAACTCGATCCGGAACGATCAAAGCAATGGCCGCCTTCCACGGGCAGCCAGTTTCTGCAGTTGATCGGAGAGGACCCAGGAACGCCAGTGGAAAAGCTCACGCCCGAAAAATTCTTCAGGGATTTACGGCCCGGCAATGAAGACCGCGAGGATCAAGTGGCGGCTCTCCAAAAAGCGATGACGGAAGGGTTGCAAAATCTTGAGGGCTTCCGAGTCGGCGAGATTCAGATAAACATCTTTGTCCTGGGAACAGACGACTCAGGCAAGGTGGCCGGGCTGCAAACGCTCAGCGTGGAAACCTGAACTGCAAGCGCCGGGGCAATAGTGGCAGGAACGGCTTCCCTGCCCCGGCGCTAGTTTTCAATTGCCCGTTTGTTTGGCGCTTGGATGGAACAAGAAGACCCGCCGGTCACTCGGCAGGCCTTCTCAAAGGAAACCTGGATCCTGTTTGTTTTAGTAGCCTCGGCCATAACCACGACCGTAGTCATCGTCGAATCGGCGATACGCTCGGGCGTACCCGCTACGGAACCCTTCGCGATAGTCGCTGCTGCCAAAGCGGAAGCGGGGATAGCGGAACGGATTGAACCTGCGATGCTCAAGGGCGTCTTCTCTGCCCCGCATCAGCCCATCGCGGAAACCGCTGCGTTGTTCAAATCGCACTTCACGGTCGTCTTGCCAGTCATCGTGATCTCGGTGATTGTCTTTCCAGCCGTCGCGGTCACGGCCATTATCTTGCCGATCATCGCGATCTCGGCGATTGTCATGCTGGTCGTCACGGTCGCGCCCTCGCCCATCCTGAGCGAAGGCGCTTGAGCTGCCGGCGGCCAGAAACGTTGCGGCCAGCGCAAGTGAAAGTCCGGTGGTTTTGATAGCTTTGATAATCATGTTTGTCCTCCTAGTTCTCCTTAGGCTGAGTTCTACATTACCCCCATGGCAACTACGTCCCAGCGCCTTCGCTCGGTAGTATTGCATTCGGCAGGCCACACGACGCGCTACGGGCTAACTGATTGATTTATCGAAGGTATGTGGCTTTCTGAGAGCGAACGAACCGCGATAACGCCGGATTGAGCGCACGAAAACGTCAATGCCCGAACTGAAAAGGGCTTTTCCTCACCTGCCTATACATGTGGGCGGCGTCAGTGGGGCGAAAGGTACTTGGGAAATCCACCCAGTATTGAAAGTTGAACGGGTCCGGCGCCGTTGACTCTCCATGCGAGTCGGGTATGATTCGCGCCTGCCTCTCTCGCAGATAGGCGCGGATTGAACTCATTTAAAATGAAGGGACTCCCCCATGAAACGGCTCGCACTCTCTCTTATACTCTGCCTGACCTTCTGCCTTGCATTCTCACCCATTACAACCCATGCCGGACAAAGACGCGGCGGATCGAGCGTCAAATATGGCGGACCGCACATCAGATACAGCGGTAGTCAACACACAAGGAGCCACGGCGGACATTACGCGGGCGGACGTGGTTCGTCACACAAAGGCGGACACTACAGAAATGCCCGCACAGGCAATCGCTATGGACGCCACCGATAGCGTTCATCAACGTAATTCGACTAAATAAGAATTAGTAGGACTTAGATCGATGAAGAATCAAAACCGAGCATGGCGCTCTATATCGTTATTTGCCGCAACGATCGCCCTGGTGTTTCTCGCGGGCTGCACACCCGTCGGCAAACAAGAAGGAACATCGCAACGTGGCGCCGCAGCGAAAAAAGCCTCCGCCGGGAATCTGATCTCGCCACACCTTCCCTTCGGCAATCCGAGCGAGGCTGGCAAGTCGGCGAACAACCAGCTCGTGCTGCGCCAACAATTCGCCGCATCCTGGAATGCATCGAAGCGCATTCCGAACTGGGTGGCATGGCGGCTCGTGGCCGAAGACATAGGCGACACTGAACGCAGCCAGTTCTATGCCGACCAGGAGATCGATACTCCGACCCCGAAGGATTACACCAACTCCGGATATGACCGCGGACATCTGTGCCCGTCGAAGGACCGCAGCGACACTCCCGAACACAATAAAGCGGTGTTTACGATGCTGAACATCTTTCCTCAGACCGCCGATAATAACCGCGGTCCGTGGGAGAAGGCGGAGAGATTCGAGAGAGAGCTCGCCCAGGCCGGCCGTGAAGTCTATGTGATCGCCGGCGGAGTAGGATCAAAGACCAGTTTCAAGGGGATAAATGTTCCCGAATATGCGTGGAAGGTTATCGTCGCATTGGAACGCGGCAAGAGCTTCCCTGACGGACAGGAGAAAGCGCAGGTCTTTGCCGTGACCATGCCTAACAATGACGAGATTGAACAAGATGACCGCTGGCAGGACTACCAGACCAATGTGCCCGAGATCGAGCGGAAGACCGGATACCGCTTTTTCAAGGACGCTCCGAAAATCGAGAGCATCGCGAAATCGACTGGGAGATTTTGAATGGGGATAAAGTCGGAAAACTGATCGAGGGACCCGAGACGGCCGGAGTTGCCGAGCGGGCGGCTAGCGGCGGTACTGCGGCTGCGGCCATTATCTGAAATGGGCAGGTAACGATGGCTTTTGCTGCCGCTGCTAATATCACTGCAGTGAATTTCTCTGTGAGAGTGCTGCAAGCGAAGTCACACCAGGCTACCTAAAGTAATTCGTTTATGTATGTACTGTTCGAGTTTACACAAGCAGATCTCGTCGATGCCACTAGGCGATTGCTTGGCCGAAGCAATGTCGCGAATGCCGGATCGTGGAAAGCGTCGATATATCCCACGGTCATTATGGGCTCAATTGCCTTTCTAATTCTGCGAAATGATCCGACGGTATGCATGGTAGTTGGCCTTATTGCAGGGCTGGTCATCGTTCTCTTGTATCCGAAATTGCAAAAGAGCGGCATCGACAGTAGGTTTCATGGAATTGCGGCGAATCTGATGGCCGAGCAGGGCCCTATGTGTGTGAGGTTGAACTCAGATCAGAAGGCGTCTGGGTGCGTCAGATGAAGACGCGGACCACATACGAATGGAAATTCGTGGAAGCGGTTGAAAAGGTAGACGACGCAGTCGCCATGTTTGCGCGAGGTGGCAGAGGCGTTGTTGTTCGAAATCGAGCATTCAAAGAAGATGATCAACGCAGCCGATTTCTCGAACTGGCCCGATCCAGTATGAAGGATTCGCGCAGCTAACATTTAATTGGTCAGGTTTTAGCGGCGCCGTCGCTGTTCCCATTATGTTCCCGGGAAATGGCGGAATCTGCCACACGCGGTACTTTCGTGTTGACGGCGCCGCCACTCTTCCCGTTGTTTTCTCGGATCTCCTGCCCCAGTTCCTTGAGATGGCCGAGCGCGGCGACTGCCTGAGAAGACTCGCGCAGAGCTTCGCCTTCGATGTCCTTCGCGATCCGCAGAATGTTCACGAGCGCCTCGCTGCCGCTCATGACCTCGTCCCAGGATTGCGCCTGAGAAATGACGCGGCAAAGAGTTTGGATGACGAAGCGCTTCCCGTTCGGCTCATAGGGATGCGATTCCGTTACTTCTGACAGCATGTTCACCTTCTCCTCTTTCCAGATATGGAAAAAGTCGGCCGTCGTTGCTTCAGCGGCCGACTTTTTGATCTTTTGGGGACCCTTTCGGCTCCCCGATTCCACAGTGCCATCAGTCTTTGACTTGCCACTGCGATTTGATGGGATTATATGCCGTTTCCCTGCCTTTGCCTATACCTGGGAGTGCAGACGTCTTTACTTCATCAACTCCGTCGCCCGCGAATGGGCCGCCGGCGGATCCCTTCGCACGACAACCTCGGTCTGGCCGAGGGGCACGCTGCCGCCGATCCGGCCCGGGCGCATCGTAGTCGTCGCAGCGCCTGCACAGGTAATGATCACGGCGTCACTCATAATCTCAATGACCCAGCCATCTATCTCCAGCTTCAGCGGCCCTGAAGACGCCGCCGGCGCGAGGTCTCTGATCGGCTGCGTCTCCGGATTCTCGCGCGGGCGCAGCGGCAAGATGTGGCTTTCATCTATCACGCTTCTCTCACCCGGAATGAAATATTCCTCGCGCAAGAACTCTCGATCTCGTAGCGCAGATTGGAGTCGAAGTAACAGACGATTCGCGGCTTTGCCGGTCTCGAATTATCCACCAGGATAAAGCGCTTGCCTGGGTAATTCTCTTCCCAGAAAGTTATCACGTCTTCGAGTTCATCAACCTCGCAGTTCAGGAACTGCACCTCTTGCGTGATGTACGAGCGCCCATCTTTATCCTTCACGCGCGCGATATAACTGCTGCGGTCCTCCGATATACTGATCAGCACGGTCTTATTGAGATCGACCGCGATCGGGGCCGAGGGGTTCGAGAGCGGGAAAAGCGGCAATACAAACATGTCAAGCGTCGCGGTAAACGTTCCGTTGGTGACCGTAATCCGGACCTGTCGCTCCTGGTCTGTGACCGCCGGCGCCTGCCAGACGCCCGTATTGCTGTTCATCGAGCCGGCGCTGGCCGACCACACCACCAACGCGGGCCTCAGCGCGATGGTGATCCTGGCTTGAACAGACGCATTCGCAAGCGTGGCGGTCGTGGCGCCGAAAGCGCCGGCCACGGCCTTTTCCCCTTCAACTATTGCAAACCCGCCCCCATTGCCTTGGGTCGTGGCAAGGTCCTCCCGCTCGGTCAGGTTCGCCAGATCCGCGTTGACGTATCCGGAAACCTGCGGCGTAGCCGTATCTGTAGCGAAGGCGACGGCTTGTATCACTAAGCAATTCGGCACGGTCGTCGTGCCGCCGGGGAGGCTGACACCTGTGCCGGACGCCGCGGTATTGCCCACCGTGAGATCCCATGGATTGCCTGTTTCGATGCAGTTTCGATAAGCGCGAATCTTCGCGACAGCGTGATCGCCTGGATCGGTAATAGTCGGGGCCGCCACGATCCCGCCCAGCGGAACCCGAAGCCAAAACATACTCAGCCGAGTCGCAGTAGTTCCGCCGCCCGTTCCGGTTCCTTGCGGCGAGTTCGTGACGATGTTCCAGCCCGCAGGTGTCGGAACTGACTCATTCGCGCTTTCAACGGTCAGCAATAAGACGTCGTTTTTCTGAATGCCCGCTGGTATGCCCGGCGTAATATTTCCGGTTCCTTCGGCGACCGTTCCGGCCGAGACGAAGACGGGCTTGGGTCCGATGTTTGTGTCGAAGTCAATCTGCTCGCTGATTCCTACAGCGAGGAAATTCGGAGTTATTATCGGAGGAATAACGATCGTTATCTGCGCCAGCTGATTGCCCGGAGCAGACGCTCGGACGACTGTCACTCCAGGCGCTGAGGGCGCGGTGAAGACGTCTCCGGAGAACGATCCGCCGCCGCTGACGACTGACCAGGTCACGATGCCCGGCTGTGAGTCGTAATTAGTCGGAAATCTAGCTGACGTGTTCGGCTGCATCGAGCGAAAGGCGTCGCCCGTTATTTGCAGCGTCGGAATAGTGATCGAGGCCTCAGCGGTTTGGATGCCGGGATACTTGCCCACCTGGTCGAAATGGCCTGCGCCGTCGAAGAATTCCAGACTGCCGCCCTTCACGACTCGACCTTCCAAATCAACCTGGCTCGCCGGAACTTCCAGCCTTATCCATTGTGCGGTCGGAGGGAGCGGCCCCATAAACCGGCGGCTCGGCGTGCCGTTCACTCCAAAATCGGTGAAATTGTCCGCGCCCCAATAGGCTCTATGTTCGAAGCCTGTAGCGTCCGTCGCCTGCCACTGAACAAAGATCTCGGTGGGGGTGTTTGTGCCATCGAGCCAGACGTAGACGGTCATTACGTCGCCCTGGCTGACCTGCATGGTTCTGGTCGCGTCCTGAAAAACATACGCCTTCCGTCCAGCGGCGTTCGTAGCCCGAAGCGAGAGAGCGCCCGAAATCGGCACGGGCGGCGGCGAATTTACCCATGCCCACGTGCCTATCGTTACTATGGCTGCGCCTGTGGGCGGGGCGTCTTCCACGTAGATTTCGAGCCCGGTATCAATCCGCGCTGATAACTTGTAATTGCCCGGAACTACGCCATCTGAATACTCAGTCGTTCCGCCTGCGCCAGTGATCACTCCCTCATTCGGCTCTGGAAGGCTGAATAAAACAACCTGGCCACCGAGGCGGTCATACTCTCTGAGTTGCCAGTCTCCGGACAGGATCGGCGCAGGGATTCGAGGGAGCGCTCCCGAGGCTGACGGCCTGATCAGATTCACGTCACCATAAAACGCAGGAGGCTGAATACCTCCAGAGAAGCCTGTCACCCGCTCATGCCTCAGCACGTCGTTGATGAGCAGCCGAAACCCGTTACCCAGCTCAGTCCGAAACCTGTCCCCGATCGCGACATTGTGTGGCAGCGTAGCCAGCGTGACAGCGTTCTCGTCTTGAATCTCAATCGTGGTCGGATTGATTATTACTAGATATTTCCACTGTGAGAGATTCGATGCGCCGGCGAAGTAAGCTGCCCATGAGAACTGTCCGCCACCGCCTGAAGGAATCGCCAGCGATTGATTATCAATCTTGAACTCGAACGATCCGAGGCCGCCGACAAGCTGTAGCGCGCTATCGCCTACGCCTACTGTTTGGAAAGCGCCTCCACTTGGAATCCTTTGATCGACTGCGAAGTCGGGCCTGACCACGCCGTTCGTGACTCTCGTCCACATGGGCTGAAGGTCGCCGACGCTTGCCTGGAATAACCGCTTCTGATTAGGAAAGATTTCTGCAGCAGGCGGAAAAATCTTGAGGCTCATAATAGTACCAGCTCCTCCTGGCGCGCTCGGTGAGCGGTGACGTCGTACAACTGGCCGTCGACCCGTTGAAGCTCAAGCCCAACTTCTTCGGCGGCCTGCTCGACGCTACGAAGCCTTGCTCCGATCACTAAACAGAGTTGATAGGGTTGCTTTATTCGAGGGTGAGAGAGCGTCACGTAGTCGCCCGGGAGTAGGCGATATGAGAGCGCGTTGCCCACCAGCGAATAGCGCACCGGATTGTCGTGCTCAATTCGGGCACGATACTCAGCCAGTCTCTGAGCCTGGCTGAAAGTCATATTGGGGAATTCGCGCTCAGAACGTATCTCGCCCACGCGCGCGATTGATCGCTCCCGACGCGCATGCTCAGGCGTGAAATCTGGAGGCTCTACGGCGGCAGCGCCGAGGAAGGGATCGCGAGTATTGCGAAACCTCACGATAAATCGGTTGGGACGCTGGCGCAGATCGACAACTGAGACATTGACGCCACCGCCGATGATGTTGCTCGGCTCAAGATGGTGGACAGGATCTCTCTTGACCGGCGGAAGGAAGATCAGCTTCGATCCGTCGTCTTGCCAGAAAGTAGCGCTCAGTCCGGTGAGTTGGTTGAGCGCGCCGGCGAGAGATATGCTCTCACCGAATCCGATATGAGCTTCGAATTGTTTGATCATTACGAGCTGGCCGTCGCCAAGCTCATCCCAAGGGATTAACTGATCGCAGAAGTCTCTCCACTCAACCCACGAAGGCCAGTAGATGCGCTCTCGGAACAGCTGACGCGCAAGCTCAATGTTGTTGCGATAGCGCCGCTCGAAAAAGTGGAGGATTCGATCGGCGGCCACGCGCGCTGGATTCGCTGAGTAGCCATAGTCAATTTCAGCGCCGGTGTGGTCGAAATCGAAGACGCGGCGGCATTTCACTCGAACCTTCAGGCCGTCCGGCCTGTCTTCGGTCGCCTGAGTCGTACTCAGTCGAGCCGTAAGAGACGCGGCGCCATTGCCGATAACGCCTGTCTGCCAGCTCGTAATATTCTGTTTTTGGATGATGTCGGTATCGTTAGTCGCGAGGATGCCCGGACGAAAGACATAGCCAGTGTTGCCGCTGGTATCATCCTTCCACCGAACTACAGGCCCCCACGTAGCGCCGCCGCCAAACAGTAAGAACGCTATCCCGTTAATCGAAGTGCCCGCTAGTCCAACGCCGCCACCGCCATCGGCGGGCACGTCAAGCCTTACCCATTGACCAGTTGGCGGGATGCTCGCGTTGATTTGTCGGCGGGAGTCTGTACCGTTCACCCCGTCGGCGATTGAGTTCGCGCCCCAGTAGGCGCGGTGCTCAAAGCTTGTGCCTTCCCGGAAGGCCAACATGATCTCGGTCGGCGTGTTGATCGGATCAATCCAGATCCAGACGGAAATTTTGTCGCCTGACGCAATGGGGAGCGTCTCAGTGGCGTTAATAAATAAGTGAGTATGCTGTCCCGATCGAACGGGCGACTGGTGGCTCTGCTCGCCCAAGAACGGCAAGGGATCTTTTTTAACCCAGTTCCAGCCGTCTTCAGCGTCGCCAGTCACTGCGCCAGCAGGCAGTTGGTCGCGAATCCATTCGGTATAAGTGAAGCGTCGAACAAGCTCCTCGCCTTTGTACCAAACCTTGTCAGGCCCTTCCCAGTCTCCGTGTTTTCCTAAGCTCCATCCATCGCCCAATACGTGAGTGAATGTGTTGCGCGGAACGCCCGGCTCCCAGAAGTGCGAAACAAGATTTCCAGTCAGCAGCCTCTCGCCGTATTCGGGATTGATCCCTGCGCCTTCTTCGACTTCGAATCGTGAAGCTTGATCGAGCTGCGCCGGCGACAGGCCGCCAGCTAGATCCTGAGCGTTCGAGACAGGGGTTGGCAGCGAGGCGGGCGATGGGATGCTGCTACTCGTCTGACTAAAAATCGGGCCGTCGCTGACGTCGTTTCGGATGCGCGCCTGCAACAGGTTTTCGACCGGATCGCTGTCGATCGGTCGCATATGCTTTGGCCCAAATTTTGAGCGATAAAACAGCATCAAATGATCTTTTGGAAAATCTTGTTATCTATGTATGGAAATCCCATGATGTGGATAAACTTCTCAGTCGCGCCCCATCGGCCATGGCACCCGTTAGCGCCATTCAGCGTGTAGTCGCAAAAGTCGAAGGGGTCAGTGATTGGCCGACCGCATTCGGCGGTTTTGTATCCGGCTTGGCAGGCTCTAGTGATGTACCGAAACGGGCCGACGCTCACGCTTGAATAGCTGTCGGGAACGACCAGCAATTGAACAGCTCGCTCATTAGGTCTGATCCCCGTGATAAGGCCGGTAAGCGTCTCGTCGTGCCAGCGAGCGCCGTGATCCAAATCTTGAAAGTACCTACCTACTACAGCTAGCGAGCCTGACAGGTACTCCTCAAGTGAGATCGCCTCGATTCCGAATAAGTTGTCAACGTTTTGAACCTCGACCGTCGCCTCATCTGCGTCGCCAGTCAGGCTCATATTGACTTCGCCGGACTCTCGCAGCTCCGGCCGCCATTCCACCCCGTTGAAATTGAGTATGGCCGTCGCAAAGTGATAGGAGCGGATTTCAGTGGCCGTGGGAACCAACAAGCGAAGCGTGCCGTGGGTCGCCAAATTACCGCGCTCCAACGCTTCGTCTAGTCCTGCGGCTATCAATCGGGGCATTACCCTCTTCGCCCCTTTCTGAGCCTGACGTTTTCAATGTGTCGGAAGACAACCTGCTCGCCGGCCGGACCGCTGCCGCCTTCTACAAAGATCCCTTCAGCGTCTATCCCAACAAACAAGGTGTCGATCACAATAGTCGCAGGCCCACGACTGCTGTCCGAGGACCCGGCGAATATGCCTCCGTTATCAAATCTGGCGTTCGGCTGCACACCGGGAACACCCACGTCGCGGAAAATATCCTGGCCAGCGCGCGCCGCGATCGCCGCCTGATGCCTTGGCGTCAGCACCATTTCTCGATCATGCAGAAATGCGAGACCGCCCCTGCTTATTCCGCCCGTGTCGAACTGCGGAACCAGACGGCTGTCAATCGCGGCGAAACGTTGGGCGTCGGCCGCTTTCCTTTGCTGCTCTGCGATGAGGGGCGGGATGCGAGCCTCATAGACTTTGCGTAAATCGGCGACCTGATTCTTAAGCCGGCTTTCGACGACCGATTTGGTTTTGAGTCCCGAAATCTGCTGTCTGAACTGCGCCAGAATCTGGTTTTCGAAAATGGCCGACGCCTGGCTGCCGTCGATAGCTCCGCTTTGCACTCCGGCCGCCAACTGGTCTATGGCCTGCAGGGCTTGCGTCAGATACTGGCCTGAGGCCTCTTCGTCTTTCCGGCGCTGAGCGGCTTTGCCGAGCAGTGAGGCCCCAATCAGTAGCAGCGGAGCCGCGGCAAGCCCGATCGGGCCCGCAATGGACGACAGGCCCAGCACGGAGCCGAACGCGCCCGGTACACTTGCGCCAGCAATCAGGCTCGATATGCCAATCCCGGCGCCAAGACCGCCCAAAGATCCCAGGATGTTTCCGGCGGTTGACTGTCCGCCGACGCCTGAGCCAAGCGATAGGCCCAGGAGCGGCGCAAGGTTGCCCAGGCTCTTGCCCAGCGCGCCGAAGGAGAATTTTGATGCGGCGGCACCCGCGATTCCGACTTGAAATGCCTCGTGACTGGCGCGAGCCCCGCCAATCCCGCCGCTAGACCCTATGCTGCCTGGATTGAAGAATCCGCCGGCGGCTTGAGTAATCGACGCCGGCGCGCTGATCCCGCTGCCCGCAAACGCCGATGCTATTGATTGAAGCCCCCCCGCGAATGATGGCGTTCGGAATAAGTTGCCACCGCCCGGCAGCGCAAAACCACCGCCACCGCCGAATAGCCCCGCGATCGGCGCCAGGATCTGGCCGAATACTCTTTGCAGGGATTGGCCGAGCAGATCGTTAAAGAAACTGAGTATCGAGTTTTTCAGATTGCTGAGCAGCGAGCTGACGTCGCGAAATGAATTGGCGATATTCTGGCCGAGGCGTTCGAAGGCGTCACCGGTCGTTTCAATCGCGGAATTGAAGCCGCGCATGAAACGCTCGGTGTTACTTACTGCAGTCCCCAATCGGGTCATGTGCTCCGCTTCGTCGCGAAGATTTTGGATATCATCGCGATCTATGAATTTTGCATTGGGACCATTCAGATTCGAGTTAAGCGCTGAGGCTCGCTGCAACGCAGCTTGTCTGCGAAGGGCCTCCGCCTCACTTGGATTGATGGCCCCCCTGTTAAACAGGTCATCTATACTCTGCAATTGAAGATTGTACGATCTGCTCGAATCCCTGTTCGCGTCGTTGAATTCTCTTGTGCCATTGCGGACAAGATTCGAGAATCCCTTGCTAACCATTGAGGTAGTAGCAAATCCAAGATCCTCAAGGGCTTTGATATATTTCTCCCGCGCTTTTATTTCCCCCTCATAGGTCTTAATCAGTTCATGTGTTGCAGTCTCTAAATCACGCAAGCGAGTCTCTGTACGATCCTGTAGTCCGGATATGCTTACCCTTGATAGAAAGCGCTCAACTCGCTCCCTGGCCGACCTGCGCTGTGAATCGCTGGCACCGCCTCCTGTATTCCCGCCTGTCCCGCCGCCATCGTCGGACTTGCCAAGAACTTTCCCGTTGATATCTGTAACCGTGCCTCTCGCATTAACCAGCAAAGGTGAGCCGCTGCCGCCTCCGGGGAAAAGCCGATTAGCCTGCGCCTCTCTCTGCGCGTCTATTTGATTGAATATCGATTTCAGTAGGTTTATTTGGGTCGGATTTCCGACCGCCGTGGCCAACAGCAGGAAATTGCGTATCAATCCACCCTTTTGGTCCAGCCCGCTGAATACGCCAATGAGCCTTGACGCCTTATCTATCGTGGCCGTGATCGCCAGCTCGAAGCCCTGCATTTCCAGCGCGTTGCTTCGGATGATATTTGTAACGATCGGCCCGTTCTGCTCGAACTGCTTAACCAGGTCCTGAACTGCCGGGGAGATCACCTTGGCGATCTGCTCACCTATTGGCGCGAGCGCGACCGTGACTCTATCTTGTAACTTCTCGAACTGGCCGCCTATGCTCTCGGTCGCGTTTTTCAGCGCGCTGCTGTTTTCGGCCGCTTTAATCAGTTCTTCAGCGAGACGTGCAACCGTTGTGATCCCGAGCTTCTTCGCTGCATTCCTAATCGCCTCGGCATTTGTCGGGTTGTCAACATTGAAGATTTGGGCGACTAACTGCGCGGCAATTGGAGACTGACGGAGAAGCTCTTTCAGATCCTGCTGGTCGAACTTCTGCGTAATTAGCTGAGTCAGATTGTTAACGAGCTGGCGCGGATCATCGAGAGGACTGACCGCGTTCAGCCGGCCGATCACGGGCAGCAGTTTGTTAATCGTCTGCTCGTTGACACGAAAGATTCGCAATTGAGTGTCTAGCGCCGTGGCGAGACTTGTAGTCAATCCCGGCGTGGCCTGCGCGATCTTGAACAGCTCCTGAAAGCGCTTCTGCGCTACCTCGGCGCTCCCGGTCAGCGCCTTAAGTGAGTTGACCTGCTTGTCTATGCTAACCGCCGCATCCACGGCGGCGCGGCCGAAATTCTCGAAGATTCTGGCGGCGGCAACCACCCCCAACGCCGCAAACGCGCCTTGCACGGCGCTGAGCGCTGAGCGCATAGCGCCAAGGCTTGTATTCGTCGAATCGATTGCGCTCTTGAGCTGGCGCATATTTCGCCCGCCGGCGTCGGCCGCGCTCTGGATATCGCGGTCGAGCTGCTTGGTATCACCTTTAACGACAACCTCAATCTTTCTCGCCATAAGTGGAGTATCGCCCTGTCGGCAGGTTTATTTTTCAGCCCCTATCAAGCCTGGCCTGCAGTCGCTGGGTCTCGCCCTCCGGAGTTTGCTCTGTTTTCTTCGGAAAATCCTTCTCCTGATCCTTCGCGCGCGCCTCTTTAAGAGCGAGAAAGGCCTCCCATTCGAGGTAGGTAAAAACTTGGGGATATGGGACCCCCGCGCCCGCCTCGAACAGCGCCTCCATTCTGTGTGCTTGGATAATCAAAGGGGCAAGATAATCGGGCAGCGAGCCCGGCTTTGTCGGCAGCTTTGAGCACTTCTCGCAGATTGCTTCAATCGGGCGGGTCTTATCACGTAGAGGCCCGATCTTTGCGCAAATCTCTTCTCCCTTGCAGGCTTCCCCGCCGTTTTTCCTTCGCGCTTCAAACCAGCGGTCGAAGTGTTTTTGAAGCGCGTCCGTCAGTCCGGCATTTGAGCCTCAAGCGCTGCTATCAAGGTTTGCACGATGTCCCGTTTCCAAATCGGATCGATTGCGGCCAGGAATTCCCTGCGATTGCTAGCTGATAGCACCTGGCCCGCCACGGTCCCGCCTTCGATTCGCTGAATCAGAGCGTCATAAAGCTCAATATGAGCCTTCAAATTTCCGCGCAGATTGGACTGTTCCCTCTTAGCTCCCGGTAGATAGCGCTTGCTGAAAGCTGTCTGGCTGTACCTTAACCGCTCTTCCGCAGTCGGTACGCGCAAGATATGGCGCACTATAAAATCCGGCTGGGCATTGGCGCCGATTTCCTGCTTGACCGTCCAATCGGCCGGCCCGATCGGCACGTAATCATCCTCGCCGTCAATCTCCGATTTCCCGCTGTACAGAAAAGCGATTGCATCGGATTTATGGCTCGAGTTGAATTCGCCTTTCTCATCCTCTGACAATTCCTGCCAGTCGTCGCCCCTGCCATAGCATTTCACGGCCTGAACGATCCTGCCCCATAGCCAAGCGTCAGCCGCACGCTGATCGGTTTTGATCTCGGTCTCGCGCGCGTTGATCTTGATCGTTTCGTGTTTGATCTGGCCTTCGCGATTGTTTAGCTCTTCGAGGCTTGGCTTGCGCAGGCGATGGAAAACGGTCTTTTTTCCACCTTTAAGTGTAGTCGCAGGAAAACTGACTTCGTGAATCTGTTCGTCAAATTCAAAGGGCCTTGCCGTCTCGCTCATGGTTTTCTCCTTCTGGTTTTAAGGCCTCCAGCGGAAGCACAGTTACGATGGTTTTGCGTTTGCAGTCATAGACGACGGGCAGCTTTTGCCCTTCGTGTTCTACTTCGAAGACCAGCACGCGCCGACTCTGTCGCCTGATCAGTCGCGCTTCCCTGTTCTGAATTGAGCGCACGATTTGCTGCTGCGCATCGGCGTGCAGGGTTAGGCCGAAGCGCTCGAAGGCTCGGCGCTTCGCATGTTTTCTCTGGTTTCGGGCTTTCTTGTTCGCCACAGACTGAGTATGGCTAAGGATGAGGACTTATTTTGAAGGCTACCACTTATTGAGCGGACATTTGACCTGCGGCATTCGCCACTTCGACCGCAAATCGCTCAAATACCACTCCGGACATCCGCAGGCGCCGCAGTAGATGCCGCGCTTGCGCTCGACGAACAATAAACATTCAACGCATTCAGCCCGGCGCAGTGCATACGTCTGTACTGTGACCTCACCGTGGCGGATCAACGACCAGATGGCGCGAAAGAACGAGCGAACCTTAGCCGCAGCACTTTTTATTGATGACCAGGCCTGCCGCATAATCCTCGCCCAGAATCTCGACTACCTGCCATTCGGTGTAAACCTTGCCGTCGGGAAACTTGCTTTCATCATCAGCCAGCAGCGCGACACGGCGAAGGCGGTAGTAAACGTTCTTCGTTTCTTCGTTGAAGGTCTCGACCGGCCCGGTAAAATCGAAGGTTCGCCCTTCGGCCTGCTCTAAAACTTCTGTTTCTTCAGTCATAGTTCGACGTCTCCGCATTAACGACCTCCTCCCTGAGCGCCGTATCCGTCGCATCGTCCCAGAAAGGCTCTAAAGTCATTTGCAGCGCGGCCTCGCCCTCGAATTCCGTCGGCCCGATATCCGCGATGCTTGCCTTCGGCATGATCCTGGCCAAGCTATGGCGGTGAGGCGCTTCGATAATCGGCCCGTTCACGCGGAACGTCACGTCGGTCAGGATGTCGCCGGTCGCGTAAGTCAGCCAATCAGGAATCGTGTCGTCGAGTAGAATCGTGACCTGGGCCGAGACGACGCGGTCGCCGTGCTTCATTTTGCGAACATGGCTCGGCGTGGTGGTGAGCGCTCCGTCCGTAATCGTGACGGTCGGGTCGCCGGAACAGCGGTCGTTAAGCTTCGTGTTGTTCTGCAGTTCACAAAACCAGTTGAGGATTGTGCAGGGCGAGCCTGTTAGCGTTTGGGGGCCCGCCTGATCCGTCCAGAAGACCTCCGACAAATTACCGTCGAAGCACTGTATGGCAGGGATGGTGTCAGGTAGCGTTTTCGCGCCGGCGGTCGTATGGTCCGAAGTCGGATCGGCAGTAACACCTGTCGCCGTCCCAGTGGCAATCGCGATGTTCATCGTCGCGTCATTCGCTGCGGCGAGTTTTGCGGTTAAGACGATTGCCGTGCCGGCCCCCGATACAGTGAAGAAGATACTGACAACAGGATCCGCCTTAAGAGCCGCGCGGGCTTTCCCCGCCCATACTGCCGGCGCGTCGCCGTTTGCAAGAGCGACCGAGACGAGTCGCGGTGAGGCTGAGCCCATTACTGCGGCCGTGACCGTAATCTGCGCATTACCGTTCGCGCTGACCGTGCCGGCGGCAGTTGTGCTTTCCACTTGCTGGATATCAACGCCGTTCGGGCGGGCAAATTTGCCACTGCCGATAAAATCGAGAGAATAGCGCGGTACTTCAACTCGGGTTTGCTCAAGTCGCGACCGGTCAACGACCATATCGGCGATCCTGAAATTGCTACCACCGAGGATCCCGATCATCGTGCTCAAAGGTAATTGCCGCGACAGTAGCGCATCGAGCATCTTGGCCGACCACTTCCAGGCCGCCGTCCCACCTTGCTGCGCGCCAGTCACGGGGCCGCCGACACCTCGCAGAAACCCTCGCCCGGCGTAGCTCGTGTTGACCTCTTCGGTGATCGTATATGCGGAATGGCGAATGCGTTCGATGCAGCGCTTCGTTGCGAATTCATGGCCGTTCCCGGGGCGCCCCGCGTCGGTCCGAGAATCGAATCCCGGCAGGATGAATGTCGGCTGATCGGTGACAAACTTCAGGAAGTTCGCGCCGACGACTTCATCAAGGCCCATGCCCAGTTGCGGCCTTTTGCTCAGCCACATTCCAACGTTTCTTAAAAGATGATCGCCCATTTGATTACCTCGTTAGCACTGCTCGACCATTAAACTTCCCAACGCGCAGTGGCGCATCGCCCCGCCCAGCAGCCTCAAGAACACATCAAAAGTCGGCACGTGGCCCCTCGAGAGCGCGGTATCCCGAAAATCCAGTGCGTTATTAAACTTGTCGCAGATTCTGTCCAGTTCGGCGTTAAACTTCAGATCGCTATTCGCCGTCCGATTGCCGGTGTCGTGGAAGTGCAGGCCGACGATGTCGTAACGAAAGCCCCGCCGCACCTTGCAGGCGTTGATCCGCCCATCATCGCCGCCATGTATCGGCTCCGTCCTCCCGCGCGAGATCACGTAGCCATGAACTTTGTCTTTATCCGGACCGGTCTGCGGGATTAGTTTGCCGGGCCAGGCGTTTATATCGCCGGATAAATTCCACCAAGGAAACACGACGGCATCCGGCGCCGCCTGCTTGATGACGGTCTCGATCGCCTCTCGGATTTGAGCTTCGGTGTAGGTCGCCATTTGCTTTTGGGGCGCGCGGTCGGATTCGCACCAACATCAGCGGGCTAAACTGCCCAGTATTTTGCTATTAAACTACGCGGCCTTATTCCCTTAGTCCCGCAAGAATGTCGCCGCCGGCGAATTCCTTCAGAACGTGATCAATCGCAACTCGGACGAATGGACGCTCTTTCTCGAATTCAAGAAGCTCAGCGTATTCGGCTCCGATCGTTATCACCGCTTCGGTCTCGCCTTGTGGTACGGTCTGAATTGAATTGATCAGAAACGACGAATCCACCGCGGGCGCTTCAGCACGCTTTGAGGCGATATGAACCTTGTCGCCGCGCTTATATTCCCTGCCGCTCTTCGGCTCTGTCATCAGGATCTTCATTTGCGCTTCGATCCCGAAGGCGATGGCGCGCACAAATCGGCCGACTTCTTTGTTGTTGTCGCCCTTGATCTGGACTTCAAACGTCAGGTTCATTCAGTCGCCCCTGTCGTCGGAGCCAGCCGTAAAACATATCCTGCGCCAATCTGTTGCTGCGATAGAAGCTCGTGAATCGAATAATGCGAAGATCGCCCGTCGATGATCAGTTCTACAGCCCCTCCGATGTGAAGTTGCTCGCGGTCAATTCCCGCGTCGGCCGAGAGCCAGAGCTTTACCTTGCCGTTGTTCTCTTCTTTGGCGCGCTCACGAGAGAAATTGAAGCCTCTGGTTATCCTCGCAATCTCGACCTCACCGTCCGCCGGCGTGACGCCGTAAAACACGGCCTCGACGTTGCGCCCGTATAACGAGCGGCGCATTCGGTCGAGGACGGAGATTTTGAGGAGAGGTTTCATGCTCGAACCAGGCGGTTCCCGCCGATCAGACTGCCAATCAACTGCTGTACCGGCGGTGGCAATCCGCCTTCAGGTTTCGACGCGCGGAATTTCACGCTGACACCATCCTGCGAAAACGAATCGATCGTGTCTTCTCCGCTCTCGTCGAAGCCCTCCAGATAGGCCAAAGCGAGCTCACATTGAGCGTCTTTGACGGGTTGAGGGACTTCGGTGGTTAAGTAAGTTTCCCCGAAGCCCCAGCCCCAGGAATAGCTGCTGAATCCGCCGAACCCCGCCCCAACTGGATCAACTTTTGCGACGTCAATCCGCGGCCAGGCCAGCCGCTGCGTTGACGAAACGCGATTACCAAGCCAGTTCTCGCGTTCGAGGCGATTCGCGGCCATCAGGAGCGCGCGAGTCTTATCGTCGGCGTTCGCATTTGACCAAGCGTCGGCGTTCAGCCGCGCATCAAGGAAGCTTTCAGCCTCTTCGAGCGTGACGAAGCTGTTGGCGCTTGCGCCGGCGATCGTGGTGTCGAGCGCGGGGATCGGCATTGATTACTTCTCGGAATCGCCTTTCGATTTCGAGCCTTCGGGCGGTTTCTGGTCGCCTTTAGGTTTCGGCAGTTTCGGCGCCGGCGGCTCATAGAGCTGGTGAATCCCCGGATCGAAGTCCGACTTGTTGATTACGACATACCCGCCGGGCGCGGCTTCGCTGACGATATTGACTGTTTCGCAAGTCATAGGTCTCCACTGTTGTGAATGGGCGGCAAACAGAGCCCGCCCATCGCAATTGAGTATTACCCGAGCAGGATCGCAGTGTTCTCAGGCTTGATGTTCGCCGAGCCCCAAGCAAGCGCGATCTCATACCGCACCCGGCGATATTGCAGATACTTCGCCACCTCGAAGGTCAGACCGGAGCGCGGGTCGGTGATCAGCATCCGATCCACCGCCATATCGCCCTCTTCAGGCAGGGCCGGCGGACGCGCGACGAGGATCAGCGCGGAACGATGGAACGCCAGGTTCGCCCGGAAGTTGTTTCCGACCGTGACCGCGGTGGCGGCAGCGGGGATCGCGACGAGTAGTCCAGGTTTGGCGAGGACGATTGTTCCCGGCGCAGCTATGCCCGTAGCGACAACGTATTTGTTGGTGTCGCCCGCGAACGTCACCACGTCGCCGGCTAAAATAGTGCCAGTGCCAGTAATCAGCGGGATGCTGGTTGTCCCGACCGGGAAGCCCGCGGCCGTGGTGGTGTAGGCGGTACCAGTGCCTTTGGTCTGGAACCTGACCTGCGCGCTCTCGCGTATAGACATCCCGAATATCGGCAGGAGGACGCCTTGCCGAAGGAAACTGATGTCGCCCGCCTCGTTGACCTTGCTGAGTTGGGGCACGCTACGAAGGTTGACCCCGGCGGCCGTGTCTATGACGAGTTGCAGGTCGCCTTCGGGCGCCCCGTTGTCCACGAGGATTTTGCGGACGTTGGCCGCGTCGTTGATGGTGGGGGGCGACCCGGCGAACGGCGCCGTACCCGCCGTACCGAATGCGCGCGACGCCCTCACATATGTGGCAGCGACGTCGCCCTCGACTTCGTTACACAGCGTCCGGAAGGCTTGGGATATTTGCTGCACCCGAATGCTGGAATAACCGGGCCCAGTGTTGACGCCCCGCTGCTCTTCTCCTGTCCACCGGAAGGGCACGGCGCGAGATTTGGTGATGGTGATCGGCGTATTGTCGATCGTCTGGTCGCCCGTGTCCGGCGGCAGTTGGCCGGGCGTGATGTTCTCGGCGGCCGCTGCGGGCGTGATCGGAACGCGCACCTGCTGGCCCACCGCCGCGCGTTCCGCCCCCGTGTCCAGCGAGACGGCGGGAATGAAGCCGACCAGTTCGCGCGACACGACGTCGAGCCCTTCGTACAGATCCGGAATTAGTCCGGTAAGAGTATTTGCCATATTCTATGCCTCATCGAATTGGCCACTCTTTCAGCGCAGCCGCTTCGAATAAATCAATCCGTTACCTTTCCGCCCTCTTTGAGGAAGGTCGTTTTTTCCGCCGGCCCCATTGCATCGAAGGCGGTGCGATGCAGCGTCTTACTGCCGCTGCTCCCTTTATTTCCATTGTTTGCGCCCGAGCCTCCGGCCCCCGACGCCTCGAACGCGCGTCCGAAGACCGCGTTGCCTTTCAATTCTTCGACGAGATTGGCGATCGTGAAGGGGTCGCCCTTCACGTTGGCGATTCGCGGCTGTCCTTGCGCATCCAGTACACGAACAACGAAATCGCCGTTTTCTTCAATGATCTTGACCTGGCGTATCACATGCGGCAGCAGCAATTCCGGCACGCCCTTCGCGGCGGCGATTGCGGCGGTCGCTTGCGCCTCGATCAGGCTCTTTTCGAGCGCGCCTTGCAGCGTGGTGATGCGAGCCTCACGAGTTTTCAATTCGGACTGGAAGTGCTGATCTCGCTTGGCGAGTTCGGCGGCGAGTTGGTCTTTCAACTGCTTCTCGCGCGTCTCCCAATCTCCCTTTTGCTTGAGCTTGTCGGACTCGATTTTTTCGGCTTCAACCTTCAGCTTGCGCGCCTCTTCAGGATCGATTCCCTCGAACCCCTTCAGAGACTTCTCGAAATCGGCTTTGGCTTTGCGCTCAGCCTCCAATGCGCTCTTCAGTCCTTTGACTTCGTGCGGCAATTCAGCCTCGAACACGAATTTCCCATCCTGTTCGAGCAGCGATTCACGCACCCACTCCGGCGCGTCCTCTTTATTGTCAAAAACCTGTTTAACTGGCATTTCAACCCTCCCGGTTGGTAGTGGCGGGCGTCCTGCCCGCGATGGTTATTGGTAACACGCGCCGAATATTTATTTTTTCACGCACTATTCGTCGTCGCCCTCAGGTGGGCTGCTGCGATCAAGCGACCTCATCAGGTTGTCCGTCTTGGCCTGCGCCTCTTTCTGTACTCGCTGCGCCTCCAGCTTGGCATCGAAGTTCTCCGGCAGCCGCCCGGCCCGGCCAAGGATCTCCCAGAATGTTTCCAGGCTGAGCTGGCCCGCCGCCTGCATGCCGCCATAGACCTCCATCTCCCGGTCGGTAAGCGTGAGTTGATCGATTTCAAGTCCCTCAACAGAGCCACCGCTCGTCGCTTTCGGGTCTCCGTATTGGGCCGTGAATTTGAGACTCAACTCCAAGCCGTCCTTCAGGCTGCGCGCCGCCGTCGCCAGGTCCGAATCCGTCTCGACGTGATTGGCGAAAACCTCGGTCGCCGTTTTCTCGGGCCGCGGCGCGTTCGGCGACATTATCGCCAGGCCGAGCCGCGCCATCTGAGCTTCGAGGTCCTGCAGATCCTGGCGCTGCGGTTCGAGCCCAGCTCCAGTCGGCTCGGCAAACCAGACGTCGCCGTCGGTCCGCACGACGTGGAAAGTGTGGTGGCCGATGACCTGTATAGACTGATTCGGATCGATTCCCTTGAAACAGAGCTGGGGGATACACATCCGCAACCCCTCGCTGTAGTCGGAATATTTCTGGTAGTGGCCGATGTTGATCAGCGCCAGGTCGATCAGTGGCGGTTTGCTGGTAAGGTGGCCGGTCTTACGACCGTTGATGACGGCCAGCGGGATCTCAGTGAGGGAGGATTCGCCTGAGGCTTCGAGAACGTAATCGTTGCCGGTTTCTGTCTTCGTCTCGCGGTACAGTTCCCAACTACCGGGTCGCAGGACGCGATAGCGTTTAACCTCTTTCTCGCCGTACTCGCCGTCGGATTCGTAACCGCATTCCTCGAAGGTGATCTGATCGAGCACGCGGCGACCGGTCGGGACCTGAATTGTCTCGCCGTTCGAGAGCGCGACGACGCGTGTCTCCGGACGTGACCGCCAGTTCAGCGCCTGACTCGCTTGATAGCTCACCCAATAAGGCCTGCGCCCCGCGGCTCGCTCATCGGCCAGCGTCGCGCCCGGCGGGAGTTTCGGAGGCATGTCCACATAGATAAATGCGTGGCCGAGCTTCATTGCGTCGGTGAAGACTTCCTTTGCGAACACCGTCCAGGCCGCGCCCTGCAGATCAATATTTTCGGCCCAGCCTTCGATCTTCGATTGCCCCTCGGTCGCTTCCCTGCCACGAATGATTTCAGGCACATCGGCGCCGAGTTTCGGCTCTTTGCGGAAGACCATGCCGACGAGGCCGTTCAGCGTGCGCTCAAAGGCGTTGAAGAGCAGCGCACGGCTGAGGCGGATCGGATAATCCTTGCCGCGATCCTCCGCCGGCTCGACGGGCAGGTATTTCGTGCCCATCGTTCGCAGGTGGCGCGCGCCTTTGGAGAGGTCTTCGACGATCCCCCAATCGCAGGCCATCTCCCCGTAGTCCGCATATTTGTAATTGGGCTTATTTTTCTCTTCGGTCACGAAGAGAAGATACCCAGGCGGCGGGATTTATTTTTTTCGCCATGGTGTTCGGCATATTCCCCGGCGTCGGGCAGAAGTTCGGCGCCGGACTTTTTCGATACAGTGGATCGTGATATGGATATGGCGTGACGCTTCGGCAAGCCGGCTTCGGAGGGCCTGCCTCTATCTCTAGCGCAGCATCGCATTTGATGTGATCTCTCGCGTTCTTGATGCGCATTCGCCAACAGTATCTGACAAGCCGAAGGTACACGAGGAACAGGATGAGAAGAAGTATCTCTTCAGCATTAACCTTTTTCTACAAGGTGGTTTGCTTGACAGTATGGGGCGGGCTGGGTTTATACACATTGCCAAGGATGCTCATTAGGCTTAATGTGCCTGAGACTCGCCAAGCTTTACTAATGTTTTTGATAATCTGGCCTATCGGTCTTGGCTTGCTTTGGTGGACGAATCTCCCTTTAAAGAAGGTCGGAATCGAAGGTGATGTTCTGTATGTGTCCAATTACCTCAAAACCATTGAGGTGCGCTTGAGTAACATTGTCCTGGCTAAGGAAATTGTCGGTGGAGGAAATCTACCCAGATACAGGGTCAAACTCGAATTGAATATCGACACCGAATTCGGGAAGAGCATACTTTTTGTTCCCAACTTAGAATTCGATCTGCCAAAGTTTCTTGAAATGCTGGAAACATCTAGGCGACACAACAGAGTTGGTTCTTCGTGAGCCTGCGGTCAGCAGTTTTTACGCATGGCATAATGTCAAACCTACCTACCGCAGTCTCACAATTGGCAGCCCTCATTCTCGACAAGCTGCGGCAATCGCTCTTCAGCGTCGAAGAGCCGGCGGTTGACCTGAAGCGCAAGCCGTTCGAGGTTTAGGCTATTGGTCAATACCCTGCTGCGCGAGGGATCGATCGTCAAGCTCGATACTGATCGCGAGGGCGGGCCGTTCTATGCGCTTCCTGGCTACGTCGAAGAGACGACTAGGCGCGACCATTCGGACCAGCGGCTTTATCGAAATTATGGCGGCCAGATTTACGACTCGCCGGCGTGGACGGACGATGTGTGAGGGGGCGCATTTGAGCGGAAACGCGCCTTCCTTGCGCGTTTCCGCTCGCGCACCAGGGCGCCGGGGTTCATCAATTGAAAATTTCAATGGCGGCCAACGAACTCAGGTTGTAACATGCCGTCCCGTTTTAGGAGGGGAAAGTATGTCTTCGTTGATTTTAGAATTGCAACGTGACGCATTGCAGCCCGATGTTCGCCTTACCGATCTTCTTCGCAAAGCTTTAGTTGTGGCCAGAAAACTTGGCCTCGGTGAATTCGAAGAGTGGGTCAATGCTGAGCTGAACGGGTATATGGATCGCAGCAAGATTCCTGATTATCGCGAGCTGTCAGGTTTTCCGGTTGCTTATAGCTCTCAGCACGGATGGATTAGGTTGATGACGTATAACCTCGACCCTGACCAAGTAGAAATGATAACCAGGTTCAGGTTTGATCATCCAATTTCACACTTTGAGGCTACACGTGATGATAAGAATGATTCAATCATTGTAGCGTATAACCTATCCGCCGAAAGAATGCTTACCAGAGCATTGCATTACCGCGGAACGCCCGCTCTAGAGTTCCACCGGGCGCAGTATCAGGGCGTCATTGACACGGTAAGAAACATCATTCTTGAATGGACGCTCAGACTGGAAAAAGATGGCGTACTCGGAGAGGGCATGACTTTCACACGCGAGGAGGTGCGTAAAGGTTCAGATCTAAATCTGGATATTCATAAGCTTATGGAGCAGGCCGCTCCGACAATTCAAATAGGAGAGTTCAGAATGGACACATACAATACCGGTCAAGCGGGAGCGGTAGGGCCTGGCGCCCACGCGCACGACATGACCTTTAATCAAATTTGGAACCAGATGCAGGGCGCAATTGACCTTCAGAAATTAGCGACTGAGCTTTCAGAATTGCGCCAGCAGATGAAGAAGGAGGCTGTTGAGGTAGAACAAGACATTGCCGTAAGCGATATAGCTAAAGCTGAACAAGCGGCAAAGGCAGGTGACGGACCAAAAATGCTCGAACATTTGAAATCTGCCGGGAAATGGGGATTGGACGTTGCCACTAAGATCGGCACAAGTGTAGCCGCCGAACTCATAAAAAAATCAATGACTGATTAGCGCGCGAACATCAGTTGGACTGCGGGATAAATCCTAGGAAACTGAAATGAGAATCGATTTCAAGCTGCAGGAGCGATTCGCTGGTTTCGCCGTGACCTCTGCCGACGCGGGGGAGTATGGCTGGGTGTGCCAGCGTGAATTGGTCGGGCCGATGGATCCACAGCTCATGGATCGACTTGAAAAGTTGCATGCCGCGATATTTTTGAAGATCCCCGGACTACCAGACCCCTCGCAGATAGACCACATCGTAATCACGATCGCGCAAGATCTATCTGCAATTGCTTACGTAAACGAGCTTCAGCCAAGGGAGCAGGTTAAGGTAAATCGGGATATCGAGGCTGGGGAGGAAATCTTTGTACGGGACATCGATGATATTTCCGCCGTCGAACTCGGGATCGATATCCCAGCCGACTCTGGAGTGATTGTTATTCGCTCGTTTGGGTGGAAGCGTTCGTTGTTTTACGATGTGACGCCACTCGGCCCCGACAAACTGGCGAGGGACTACCCTCTCGAGGCTGTGCTCGCCCAGCAAAGGATCCTTCTTCTCGGCCTCCCAATCGGCGCGCCCAACGGTGCCTCGTTGTTGACGCGCGCTGAGCACATGGCTCAGGGAGTCGCTCGGCTGGAACAGCTGTTGCGGGAGCGGTGCGAGGAAGAGAGCAAGTACCAGGAGCTCCTGGAAAAGCATCCGTGGATGCTAGGTCAAACTTACTCTAAGTTTGTGCGGCACCAGGCATTTGATGACACGGCGATTCCAGACTTCACTGCAGTGCGTTGCTACGATGACTGTCATGACATCATCGAGCTGAAGCACCCATTCATCCCACTCTTCAAGGGGGAGGGTGAGTTTGCGGCGGGCTTCAACGATGCGTGGAATCAGGCGGAAAGGTACGTCACATTCACCATGCGGAATAGAGGCTATTTGCTGCAAGAGAAGAAGCTTCGCTTCGAAGACCCAAGATGCCTCTTGATTTGCGGTCAAGGCCTCTCAGCGGAGGAG